CGAACCCTCTAACGAGGGTGAAAAGATCCTACTTGAATCTATTAGGTCTCCTTTCCACACTATACTAGCTAATGCAGGTATAACTATCATGGCAGACACTGTCGATCACGAAGGTTATGGTAGAGACGCTATAACTGGTGAAAGGATTGATATGGTTAAAGCTGGGATAGTAGATCCGGTTTTGGTTACAAAATCGGCGCTGAAAAATGCAGTTAGTGTCGTTTCAACTATTATCTCTGCAGATTGTGTAATCTCAAATATGCGTACAAATGAAAGCAGTTAACGACTATATTGTAGTAGATAAAGAAAAGATAGGACCTAAAAAAATCGGTGGGTTAATCCTAACTGAAAATCTAGACGAAGATAACAGGTATGTCAAAGCTACTATTATTTCTACAGGAAACTTAATTGAAGGATTGAAAGATGGAGATGTGGTACATTACGATAAACACGCAGGTCATGGAATCACCTGGAAAGATACGATGTATCAAGTGATTCGTGGACGCGATGTAGTTTTAGTAGAATAAGTTTATTATCAAGTAAAGTATGTAATAACTACTTATGTAGATTAAACACAAACCTTAACCCACAATCCTTAAACACGAAATCACAAACAAATTATTTATTAATCCATAAAAAAAAAGAAAAATGGAAAAAATGCTTTATTTTAGAGATGCTGCTGACACTACTTTTTGTGTTCCAGTTTCTCGAATGACAAAAATGGAAACCGTTAACGGTACCACTGTTGTCATGACCTTTTTACCTGGTAACAACGAGTTGAATGCTACAGCTGGTGGTCTTAAAGACATTGTTACTATAACACTAGTTACAGCTGATACTGAGAAAGCTTGTATGCATGATATTTTATCAACTATCAACGCAACTCATTCAGATGGTTTTATCGAGATAGCGGATGATGTTACTGGCACATTCTGTTCTCCGACAATAGCTTCAATCGCAACTACACTAGATACATAATAGTTGAGATTAACTAGTCACGATTTACGTGAATTACAAATCCTTAAGTACTACAGGCTCACACGAAAGTGGGCCTGTAAGACTTACGGGATTAATGATGCCGATCTTGAATTACTAATTTATTTAGATTGCAAAGGACGGTTTACAAGAAATGAATTTATTGAAGGAGTCTACACTTATTCGTGGGACAAAGCCCGTTGGGAGAGACTCCGTAGTAAAGGCTGGATTGAGGTTTGGAGACATAGAAATCGCACGACGATAAAATATAGCGTATATAAAACCTCGTTCAAATGCAGCCAACTTATAAGTAGGATATATAGAATCTTATTGGGAGACGAAGATCTACCAACTTCAGATCGAAGCGTATTCTACGACAACAAATCATATACTGATAAAGTCTATAACAAGGCGATTGACGATATGATTAAAGACCCAAATAGATAATGGCGTTTAAACTAGGTAGAGAAAAGGGTTTACAAGCTGAAGGTGGTAACATCAAAAGTAAGTTCAAATTTAGAACTGAAAACGAAGCTATCCCTGGAACACCTGTGTTTAAAAAAGATCTAGGTGATGGCATTCTAGCTGAAGCTAATATGGATGGATCTATTTACATAAGTAAAGATATACACCCAGATGACCCAATGCTACATCAAGCTATGGTCCATGAAATGCAACACATTACAGCTATGAAACTAGGTACAGAAACCTATGATGACAATGCTGTTTATTTTTACGGTGAAACGTGGGAGAGAAATAACGGATTTATAACAAACCCACACACTGGTGAAAGATTGGTAGAGGGTGATAAACGTCTTCCTTGGGAGGCAAACAAGATTTAATATGTGGAGTTTATTTAAAGATAAAAACGAGATTAACGAAAAGAACGTGGTAGGATTTGCTTCGTTTGTGGTTATGGTATTATTTGCTGTAGCCGACCTCGGTACTAGCGTTCTAGCTGATAAAGATTTAATTATAAATGAAGTTGTTTACAATTCGTTTGTATGGGTTACATTGGGATGTTTTGGAATTAGTTCGTTTGAAAAAGTAAAATCTAAATGAGTGTATTAACTAAAATATTCTCAGGTGGAGCTGGAGAGCTTGTCAAGAGTGTAGGTGGAGTTTTAGATAACTTAACTACATCTAAAGAAGAGAAGCTCGAGGCTGAAAGAAAAATAAAAGAATTAATCGCTAACTATGAGGTTGAGATGGAAAAGAACATCACATCTCGTTGGGAAGCAGATTTAAAGTCAGATTCATGGCTTTCGAAGAATGTACGTCCAATGACGCTTATATTCTTAATAGTATGCACGATGCTATTAATATTTATTGATGCTGGTGCAATTAACTTTAATGTGAAGGACTCGTATGTAGACCTTCTTCAACTAGTATTAATAACAGTAATCGGGGCATATTTCGGAGGACGAAGCCTTGAAAAAGTAAAAAAATAAAATTATGGCAGTAAATTCAACAGAGATCGCTTATGGCTTCGGACAAATGGGATCAATACTTATAACTGGAACAACTAATGCTGTTACTCTTATAGGTGGTCGTGACTCGGACAGTACACCAGCAAGTAACGTAAATAGAATAGATAAAGTTTTTGTAGCTATAACATTCTTAGCAGATACGGTGTTCGATAACGCTGGCTTAACATCAGACGATAACACTATGTTTCCAAACGACACCGTGGCCTCAACTGGTATCGACGCTGACGGTGGCGCTGTGACCGATGGTGTAACATTCCCAAAAGGAGTTACTATATATGGTAGATGGACAAGTATATTACTTGACTCTGGTTCGTGTATTGCTTACGTAGGATATTAAACAAATTAATCAAATTAAATTAAATTAAATTATGGCAAAGAGAAAGACCCCGAAAACGGTGGACTTAAAACCCCGTGCGGAAAAAATTACAGATCAACAGCTAGAGCGTATGCAGAAAGCTGTTAGTGGAATTAACAGAACTAAAGTAGAGCTAGGAGCTATTGAAATGCAGAAGCATAGTTTACTACACGCTGTTAATGAAATGCAAAGCTTATTACAAGAGCTTCAACAAGAGTTTGAGAAAGATTACGGTACTACAAACGTAAACATTCAAGACGGCTCTATAAAATACGAAGAAGATGTCGAAGCTGATAAGAAAGATTAGTGTAGGTAAAGATTATAAGAATGACGCTATGCACTATGCCGTGGGGCAAGAAGTGTATGGCGGTCATACTATCTGCGACATTATAGAGGAAGAAACTAAATTCTCTGTCTACATTAAAAAAGGCAACGACGTTCTTCCTTGGAAAGACTTTAATAAGAACATGGCGGTATCCGTTGAATATAACTTACAATACTAATGAAGAGTATATACGGTTTTGTAATTGAGCCAAAAGGCGAAAGATATAATAACACCGTTAAAGTTGGCAATGTTGATCTAGTGGTTAATACCGAAGTCTTCAATCATCAGTATGTAAATAGAGAGGCTATAGTGCTTAGTGCTCCTAGAATAAACAATACTGATATTAGAGAGGGTGATACCGTCCTGGTTCATCATAATGTTTTTCGAAGATGGCACGACGTCAAAGGTGTTGAGAGAAACAGTAAAAGCTACTTCAAAGATAATCAATATATAATCCAAGAAGATCAAATATTTCTATACAAAAGAAACGATGATTGGAAAACTCTACCTGGATATTGTTTTGTTCAACCATTAAAAGCAGTTGATCAATTCAATGTTGAGTCAGAGAGACCTTTGCTTGGAGTTGTTAAGTATTCTGACGGGGTAACAGAAGTTGGCGACTTAGTTGGGTTTGATCCCGTGTCAACCTACGAGTTTGTTGTCGAAGGAGTAAGAATGTACAGAGCACTATCTAAATTTATTACAATCAAATATGAATATCAAGGAGACGAAGAAGTGTATAATCCAAGCTGGGCATAAGGCGGTTGAAGAACTTATTAAAGTTGCAAAAGAAGCTATAGTTGATAGTGGTGACGATATAACGGCAGATAGACTGAAGAATGCTGCGGCTACTAAAAAACTAGCTATATTTGATGCATTCGAAATTCTCAACCGTATCCAAGAAGAAGAAAATCTTCTGGAAGGAAAGACACCTGAAAAGAAAGAAGACAGAGTATTTAAAGGCTTCGCGGAAGGCAGATCGAAATGAGTTACGAGCAAAGTTTATATAAGATAATCGAACCTGTGAAACGTACGACGATTAGTCGTATGAATAAGGGTAAAAAGTGGAAATATGGATACAATAAAGAACATGATATTATCGTTATATCAAAAACTGGTCAAATTGGCGAAATATATGAAATCCAAAACTTGCGAGTTGCTTTGCCAAAAGTGCCAGTGCAAGTGTACGAAACAAAGCTAAACAAGTGGCAGAGGATAGAATATCCAAAAGAGTTATCTAAGCTTAAAAGTATATTTGATTGGAGAGATTATCCAGAAGAAAGAAAAGATCAGTGGCACGATTATATTGATGAAGAGTTCAAGAGAAGAGATGAGGGCTTCTGGTTTAAAAATAATGGAATAGATACTTATATAGTTGGAACACACTATATGTATCTACAATGGAGTAAGATTGATGTTGGTGCTCCAGATTTTAGAGAGGCCAACAGATTGTTCTTTATATTTTGGGAGGCGTGTAAAGCTGATAAAAGATGCTACGGAATGTGCTATCTTAAGAATAGACGTTCAGGATTTTCTTTTATGAGTTCTGCGGAAACAGTTAATCTCGCTACAATATCAAGTGATAGTAGATATGGAATATTATCTAAAAGTGGTTCTGATGCCAAGAAGATGTTTACAGACAAGGTTGTACCTATTTCTATAAACTACCCTTTCTTCTTCAAGCCGATTCAAGATGGTATGGATCGACCTAAAAGCGAATTAGCTTATAGGGTTCCAGCTTCTAAGTTTACTAGACGTAAGATTCAAAGTAAAGAGAAGTTAGAAGAGATCAAGGGATTAGATACAACTATTGACTGGAAAAATACAGGTGACAATAGCTATGATGGTGAAAAATTAGCGCTGTTAGTACATGATGAGAGCGGTAAGTGGGAGAGACCTGATAATATACTGAACAACTGGAGGGTTACAAAAACCTGCCTTAGATTGGGTAGTAGAATTATTGGGAAGTGCATGATGGGATCGACATCAAATGCTTTGGACAAAGGGGGTAATAATTTTAAAAAATTATATGAAGACTCAGATGTCAATAAACGAAATAGAAATGGCCAGACAAAATCTGGTTTATATTCTTTGTTTATCCCAATGGAATGGAATTATGAAGGATTTATTGACGAATTCGGAGTTCCAGTATTTACTAATCCAGACAATGATGTGCTCGGACCAGATGGCGAATTAATTGAGGTAGGGGTTGTAGATCACTGGGAGAATGAAGCGGATGGATTAAGAGACGATCAAGATGGATTAAATGAATTCTATCGCCAGTTCCCGAGAACGACGGAGCACGCGTTTAGAGACGAAACAAAAAATAGCTTATTCAACCTTGTTAAGTTGTACGAGCAAATAGATTACAACGAAGGGAATAGAAACTCTTCAGTATTAAACGTAGGAAACTTCCAGTGGGCCAATGGAGTTAAAGATACACAAGTAATCTTTACGCCAGATCCAAACGGGAGATTTAAACTAAGTTGGGCACCACCCGCCAACCTACAGAATAGAGTTATATTAAAGAATGGAATTAAGTACCCAGGAAACGAACACGTTGGTGCGTTCGGCTGTGATAGTTACGACATTAGTGGTACTGTTGACGGTAAAGGCTCTAAAGGAGCGTTACATGGATTAACTAAGTTCAGCATGGAGGATTCTCCCGCTAACACATTCTTTTTAGAATACCTAGCAAGACCACAAACCGCAGAGATCTTCTTTGAAGATGTGTTGATGGCATTAGTATTTTATGGTATGCCAATACTTGCAGAGAACAACAAACCAAGATTATTATACTACCTAAGACGGAGAGGATATAGAGGATTCTCAATGAATAGACCGGATAAAGTTTGGAACAAACTATCTACAGCAGAAAAGGAAGTTGGAGGTATACCAAACTCGAGTGAAGATATTAAGCAGGCACACGCGGCTGCTATTGAAATGTATATTAATGACCATGTTGGATTATTGCAAGATGGTACATATGGAACACTTTACTTCAACGAGCTGTTAAATGATTGGAGTAAATTTGACATAAACAAGAGAACAAAGTTTGATGCCTCTATAAGTTCTGGATTAGCTATTATGGCTTGTAATAGACACTTGTATGTACCAAACCACAAAGTTGAGAAACCGAAATTAAATATAAGTATTGCTAGATATAAGAACACTGGTGCTACTTCACAAATAATTAAACAATAAATATGGCTGAGTCAGTTATAAAGAGTTATTTTCCAAGTCAAGTTGTTAGCGACTTAGAAAAAGTAAGTTACGATTATGGTTTAAAAGTAGCTAAGGGAATCGAGCAAGAATGGTTTAACAACGAGTCAAACTACGCTAATAGTAGATACAGAAGTGTTAAGAACGATTTTCATAGATTAAGACTCTACGCCCGTGGGGAGCAGTCAATTCAAAAGTACAAGGATGAGTTATCTATCAATGGTGATTTATCTTATCTAAACTTAGATTGGAAACCAGTTCCAATTATTCCAAAGTTTGTAGATATAGTAGTAAATGGTATAGCGGAGAGAACATACGATATTAAAGCTTATTCTCAAGATTCATACGGTGTTAGTAAGCGAACCGAGTACATGGAATCTATCTTAACAGATATGCGTACTAGAGAGTATAACGACAAAGTCGCTGCTACGTTTGGCATTAATATGTATGAAAACGATCCTAACACGCTTCCTGAAACAGAGGAAGAGTTGCAATTACACATGCAGCTAAATTACAAGCAATCCGTAGAAGTTGCTGAAGAGCAAGCTATAAACGTCTTGTTAGAAGGTAGTAGGTACGAGCAAATTAAGAAAAGATTTTTCTACGATTTAACCGTGCTAGGTGTTGGTGCTACTAAAACATCCTTTAACACTTCGCAAGGAGCTGTTGTGGAATACGTAGACCCTGCTAACCTAGTTTACTCCCATACAGACTCGCCTTATTTTGACGACATATACTATGTTGGCGAAGTAAAGGAAATACCAGTTAACGAATTAGTTAAACAGTTTCCACATTTAGGACAAGAGGATTTAGAAGATATTGTAAAAACTAATGGTCTTTATAGAAGTAATTCTAATAAAGGTCGTAATGAAACTGATAATAACAAGGTAGCTGTTCTTTATTTTAACTACAAAACCTACATGAATGAGGTTTATAAAGTAAAAGAAACTGGTACTGGTGCTAGCAAGGCGATAGAAAAAGACGACACGTTTAATCCACCTGAGAATTTAGAAGGTGGTTTTATGAAACTACAAAGACAAGTAGAGTGTCTTTATGATGGAGCGTTGATACTTGGTACTGACAAGTTGCTGAAGTGGGAGATGGCTAGCAACATGATGCGTCCTAAAAGCGATTTTACCAAAGTTAAAATGAACTACCAAATTGTAGCTCCTAGGATATACAACGGTAAGATTGAATCCTTAGTTGGTCGTATTACTGGATTTGCTGACATGATTCAGTTGACTCACTTAAAACTACAACAAGTGATGTCTAGAATGACACCTGACGGAGTTTACTTGGATGCTGACGGTTTGGCTGAAATTGACCTAGGCAACGGGACAAACTACAATCCGCAAGAAGCGTTAAACATGTATTTCCAAACGGGTTCTGTTATTGGTAGATCAATGAACGAGCTTGGTGAAGGAAATCCTGGTCGAGTACCTATTCAAGAAATTACCAGCGGTAGTGGTGGTAACAAAATGCAAAGCTTGATTGGTACTTACAATTACTATCTACAAATGATTCGCGACGTCACCGGATTGAATGAGGCTAGAGACGGTAGTACTCCTGATAAAAATGCTCTAGTTGGTATTCAAAAAATGGCAGCTGCAAACTCTAACACCGCTACAAGACACATTTTACAATCTGGACTGTACTTAACAGCTGAAGTCGCAGAGTGTTTATCGTTAAGAATATCTGATATACTAGAGTATTCTCCAACGAAGGATGCTTTTGTACAAGCTATTGGTGTACATAATGCTGCGACGCTAGACGAAATGTCAGAGCTGTATCTCTACGACTTTGGTATATTCTTGGAGTTAACACCGGATGAAGAGGAGAAAGCTGTGCTTGAAAACAATATTCAAATGGCGTTATCTAAAGAGAATATAAACTTAGAAGATGCTATTGATATTAGGGAAATTAGAAATGTAAAACTTGCTAATCAACTTCTAAAGCTTAGGAGAAGACAAAAAGCAGACAATGATAGAGCTATACAGCAGCAAAATATTCAAATGCAAACTCAGTCTAATACCCAAGCTGCACAAGCTGCTGCGCAGATTGAGACGCAGAAGGAACAGTCTTTAGTTCAGAGCAAGATGCAGCTTGAGCAATTTAAAGCTCAACTAGACGCCGGTAAATTGAATCAAGAAGCGGAGCTGAAAAAGCAACTCATGGAATTAGAGTTTAATTACAATATGCAGATCAAGGATATGGAGTCGAAAGGTTTATCAGATAGAGATAAATCTAAGGAAGATCGCAAAGACGAAAGAACAAAAATACAAGCTTCACAACAAAGTGAACTTATAGACCAAAGAAAGACAGGCGGCACACCTAAAAAGTTCGAGTCAGCAGGTAATGATATACTTGGTGGTGGATTTGACTTAGGTGCGTTTGGACCTCAATAAATCAAACACTTAATTTTTTATATTTTA